CTAACAGGAGCTAGATGCGGTGAAATTGCAAAGGCTAAATGGACGGACTTGCAAGGCAATATGCTTGTCTTGAGCGAGCATAAAACGGATCAGTACGGCGAGGAAAGAGTTATACATTTGAGTGAACGCGCCCTGGATATAATCAATCGCAGGGCGCAGGAGGGCGAGAGAATATTTAACATTCAAGCGCCTCGGAGAGCGTGGGATAAAATCAGAAAAACGCTTGGTATAGAAGAGTTTAGATTGCACGACTTACGTCATACATTCGCATCGTTTAGTTTACAAAAATTACCGTTAGCGCAAGTTGGTCATTTGCTTGGACATAAAGATCAAAAGACGACTGCGCGGTATGCACATATTCATAAGGACAAGGCTATTGAGTCTGCTGCGCTAGTGAGCGAGCATATAGAAGCTCTGTTACAACCTACAGATTTTCGAAATCAAATATAATGTTTTGGTTGCGCTCAGATGAATTGAGACCGACTGAGATTAGATACTCAGCTACGTCTCTTGGGTCTTTACCTTGCGACTCAGCAAACTTTAATAAATCTTCGTTTAGATACCTATTAATCCAGACAGGCTTTCTATTATTACGAAGCATTATTGGGTCATCAAAGTCGCTTAAAATTTTACCTACCATTTTAGTTGCCTTTATTTTCATAATAAATAAAGGTATATTTTAGTAGAAACAGGAGAAATATGGAAACCACAGAAAATTACAAATTTCTTACAACAAAACAACTAGCAAATATGCTTAGTATGTCGCATAGAACACTAGAGACTTGGCGCGGTTTAGGCAAAGGTCCGCGTTATAGAAAAGTAGGCGGCAAAATTCTATACGATATGCGCGATGTTGAAGATTTTCTTAACACAGAGGTAGTTGACCCAAATGCCGAGTAAACACGCTTTACTTTCCCCTTCGGCAGCGGAGCGTTGGACTAAATGTCCAGCGTCTCCGTCAATGTCGCAAGGTTCTCCTTACAGAACAAGTTACCCTGCGGAGCGTGGTACTTTGATACACGAAATGGCAGAGAAGGTTTTGAAAGACCAAATAAAAGATTCATCTTTAGAAGATCACTACGCAGGTAAAACATTTACCACAGTCATAGAAGAAGATGACGAAAAAATAGAAGTTGTTGTTGACGAAGAAATGCTGGGTATGGCTCAACAATACGCAGATTACATATTGCAACGCCACGAAGAGCTAGGCGGTAAAAGATTGATTGAAGAACAAGTTACCCTGGAGGAGATAAACCCACACCTTTGGGGTACGCTTGACTGTGCCATTATTACAGAAAAAGAAATAGAGATAATAGATTTAAAGACAGGCGCTTGGCCTGTAGATCCTAATAACTTACAGCTCAAGATTTATGCTTTAGGCATACTTGATAGATACCCTTACGAAAACGCAAAAGTAAAACTTACTATCGTGCAACCTGTAAGCAGAGACAAAAAAGGTCCAATTAAAACCTACGAAACTACCGTAGAAGATTTAGTTAATTGGGCTTACGATTTTTTAAAACCTGCGGCTGACGCATGTTTAGAACCAGAACCAAAATTTAACTTTGGTGAGCATTGTCGTTTTTGTTTGTATCAACAACAATGCCCTACTTATAACACTAATCAAGGAGGCGTAAATGTCGGATAACGAAAAGCCACCTGTTTTACAAATTGATAAAACAGACGGTCCACCAACCATAGTTTTTGAAGAAGATATGCAAGATGAAAATGTTGCAAATCTGACACAAAACATTCAGTCTCGTAATGCTATGAATAATCTTATTAATGGCATTATCAAGAATGAAAATCAGGAACTAGCTAATCTTAATGTTGTCATTAATGAGATAGTTAGATTAATATTAAGCTCGCTTGTGAATAACAACAATCAAGTTATGGAAAATTTAAGTAACCAACTTGGCGAAGTTATGCAAGCAAAAACTCAAGGAGAAAATACAAATGAGTCTAGCGAAGATAAGAAAGAAGGCGAAGAAGAAAGCGCCTAGAATTGTTCTATTTGGGTCTGGCGGAGTAGGTAAATCTACTTTTGCTTCTACAATGAATAAAGCAGTCTTTCAGTTGTGCGAGGATGGCTTAGTGAACATAGAAGTGGATCACTTTGACATGCCAGAGACGTATGACGAGATAATTCAAAACATCAAAGATCTTCTAGCAGAAGATGATTTAGGCGGTTATAAAACTTACGTTTTAGATAGTTTAGATCAATTTGAGTTGAACTACGTCTGGCCCAAAGTCTGTAAGGATAATAATTATAAGTCTATGGAATCCGTAGCTTACGGTAAATCTTATGCAGAAGCGCTGAACGTTTGGCGTGAATTTTTGAAGTACACCAACGAACTCAGAGAGCGTGGTATGACTATTGTTTTTATTGGTCATAACATTGTCAAAAGAGTGGAAGATCCTGCACAGGATCAGCCATACGATAGGCACGAAATTAAAATACACAGGAAAGCTGCCGACTTAGTGTTAGAGCAGAGCGATTGTGTTTTTTATGCAACACGAAAAATCGGCACAGTTAAAGTACAAGGTACAAAAGGTACATCTACTAAACAGACTGTCGGCGATAGAGTGTTAATCACAGAAGAGTCACCTGGTTGTATGGCAAAAAATAGATATGACTTACCTCGCGAGTTAGAGATGAATTGGGAGACAGTCAGAGAAGCTATGATTGGTAACATCAAAAAAGATGTCTAACTATAGCGAAGTAGATAGGTTGGCTCGCTCTATCAAGCTAGTCAAATTAATTTTAACTAAACATCTGGAGAATCAAGCTCTACGCGATGAAGGACCTCATGGCATAGAGTTTGATTTAGAAGATGTAATATCAATCCTAGATAATATTTTGGATGAATTAGATAATTTTGAAAATTACGATTTAGGATAGGAGTATATTATGGATATAACAAGTTGGGATCTGGATGCAATTCCAGAAAAAAAAGAATTAGAAGCTGGTAGATACACTATGGAATACCATGAAGCTGAACTGGTAAATAGTGATAGCGGATGGGAAGCCATAAAAATTACTTTCAAAATAAAAGACACAGGTAATTTTGTACCATGTACTTTTACAATGCAGTCTGATAATCCAGAAGCCATAAGGATAGGAAAAGGTTCTTTGAACGCATTAGCAAATGCGGTAGGACTTTCCTCTATGAAAGATACCGATGAACTCGCAGGTAAGTTTGTATCTGCAGAAGTTGGTTTCAATAAAGGAGGTTATCCAGAAGTAAAAGATGACTATGGTAAAACTTGGCAAGCAGTTGAAGAAACTAAGTCAAGCCCAGAACCAAAAGTCGAAGAAGAGGAGTCGTCAGGAATTGTAGATGACGAAATCCCTTTTTAGTCTCGACTATTTTATAAAATACAACAGACAGTCTCTTTGCGGTTATTGCAAAGCGCCTGCAAAGGGATTGCTTGTTGAAAAAGAAAAAGATATTTACTACGCGGCATGTAGTAGAAAACACGCAGAAAAGATAATGAATGGAGAGAAATTAAACAGAAAAGCATACGCAAGCCGAGACGGTGTGCGCTATGCGACAAAACAAAGCAAGGACAAATATATAGAGATCGCCAAGAAAAGCGGTACTTACGTTATGCATGAGTGGGACAGCAACGATAGAGAACAATTTTTTAATGAAGTAGTCTTAAACTATCTTGATTGGGCCAATGAGCAGGCAGAGAACGGCAACATAAGAGAGATAGTTATAGATGGTTAGCGTAACTAAACATTACGGAGAAGATGGTTTAGTCTTAGATAAGAGTCTAGCGTTTGCAAGTTCAGGCAAAGATATCAGCGACTTACTGCGCGAGATGGAAAGCAACGCAGGACTGCGCGTTAGCAATTTAGTCACAACAGGCGAGATAGTCAGAGTTTCCGTTGGCGCGGTTGCGAATCAACGTCCAGACAAAGGACAAGAAAAATCAGGTTGGTATTCAGTTAATTATTACGGCGACGCAATCTTCGCGTCTTACGGTAATTGGCGACAAGGCATAGAGTTTAAGTTCAGCTCTATCAATCCAAACGAGATGTCGGCGCGAGAGCGTGAAGATCTAAAACGGCGTATGGAAGAATCCATAGAGCGGAGCAAACAGCAACGCGCTGAAAGGTATGATGAAGTTAGCCAGGATTGTAAAAAAAGATTTGAGTCTGCAATAGAAGTTATAGATCATCCGTATTTAGATAAAAAGCAAATTAAAAGTTATGGGTTAAAAGCAATCAGAGATAGTCTCGTTGTGCCTGTGCATTGTATAGAAAAAGGCCTGAGAAGTTTGCAATATATTAATAACGAAAAACGCTTTGTGAGCGCAAGCGAAGTCAAAGGTAATATTTATCATCTGGGTTTTGATTTAGCCGATATCGCTAATCAGAAAAAAATTATTGTCTGCGAAGGCGCAGCTACCGCGCATAGCATTTTTGAGGCAACTAACCTTCCAACCATTTGTGTGTTCTCTGCGTCGTTTGGTGAGGCGGCGTTACTCAAGTTGCGTAAGCATACGCAAGCAAAGTTTGTCTTAGCGTTTGACAACGATGAACACGGCTTGGGCGCGAGTAAAGCGGAGGCGGTAGCGCAAGCGGTGGCGAGTGTGGAAATAAGAATACCGAGCGAGCGCGGCGACTATAACGACATGCATGTTGCTCATGGTTTAGCGAAAGTCAAAGAAGAGATAACCAGAAGTAAGTTCAACTTTGCAAGTTTCGCTATTAGTAACTATGTGGGCGAGCCGCCAGAGCGAGATTGGTTAGTAGAAAATTTTATTGAAAACAAAGCAGGGGTATTTTCTTCTATTGGTGGTGTGGGTAAATCCATGCTTGCGTTAGATCTCGCGCTCAAAGTTAGAGATGGTTTTGGCGACTTTATGGGTAAACCTGTAAAAAAATCAGGTAATGTGGTCTTTTTTACCGCAGAGGACGATAAAACAGAGATTCATAGGCGGTTAAAAGCCTTAGACGCTCTAGGAGCTACAAAAACGTCGTCTAACGAAGTTTATGTAATTACCATACCAAACCTTAAACAACCCGTGAATTTGCTCACAGAAGATAGTTCTGGACTTCGAATTTCGAGTGAAGGCTACGAATTGTTAGAACAATTAGAAAGTATCAATAATTTAGCATTATGTATATTTGATCCGATATCTTCATTCGTTTCTGGTGTGCCGATTACGACAAGTCAGGAGGCAGCACAGATGTACGGACAATATTGTTCTATGTTGAGTACCAAATTTGATTGCTCTACGTTGTCAATTCATCACATGACTAAATCTGCCTTACAAGGTATTGATGATCCTATGTTGGCGCGAGCTGCTATTCGTGGCGCAAGTAGTATTATCGACTCGGCAAGGTTTGGTTTAGCGGCATGGTTAGCAAGCGAGAGCGAGGCAGAGCGCATTTGTTTAGAGCAAGGCGTAGAATTTGACCGCATGCGCGTGATAAAGGCGGCGATAGTAAAAACTAACTCAGGCGAAGTCGATACAAAAATTAAGACTTTGTTTCGAAAAAATGCTTTACTTGAAATCATAGAAGAAAACAAAGGAGGTATAAATTGGGATTAAAAGACAACATAAACCCAAAGCATTATAAGCGTGGCGCGATTGAGTGCATTGACGCTATTCAGGCTAGTTTAAGCGCAGACCAATTTAAAGGTTATTTAAAGGCGAGCGCGATAAAATATTTATGGCGTTATGAGCAAAAGAACGGACTCGAAGATTTGCAGAAAGCAGATTGGTTTTTACAACGATTAATAAAGGAGGAGCTATAAGCAAGGGTAGTCAACAACGTCCATTCAACAAGGACAAATTTAACGAAAACTTTGACAAGATTTTTGGCAAAAAGAAGGAGAAAACCAAACCAAAGGACAAGAATTGATGTACACAGATTCTCGTTTTATGTGCATAGAATCGCGTTTTTGGTACACAGATTAGTCTTAGAAGGTAATTAGATTAGTCACATAGACTATATAGCTATATAGCTATATACTAAAAATCGCTTTTTCTTTGGAAAAAAGCGATTTTATTTTAAGGAGAAACATGGAGAAAGATTTACGAATATTCTTAACTAGGTTCTTGTGGGACGATGAGGATTACGCAGGCCCGAATATTATCGCTGAGAATCAGAAACAAGCCGAGCTTATCGCCGAGAGTATGGGTTGCGATATTGTCGGCGAGTTAACGGAACAATTAATCCAGGAGAGCGAGTGCAAGAAGATACATTAAATAAATATTGGTGGCTTACTGAGGACGAGATTGAGCAACCGCGAGCAAGCGGTTTAGTGAGTGCGAGAGCGTGGGCGAAGTATAAATCTTATGCGAAACAGAAAGCGCTAGTCTGGCGTTGGTTTAGAAAACAGATAGGGAGAAAAGATCTTACGCCAGCTTGTAAGTTAGTCTTATGGGCGTGCTGTGAGAGGCATAGGCATTTTAGTTGTAGTGTGAATGATAAATTCACTTATTTAGCGCTTATGACGGGATTGGATCGGAGGAGCGTGAGCAACGCTATTCATGCGCTTGCGAGTGAGGAGAAAAATATCATCTGGATTGCGAGCGAGGGGGAAAGGTTATTAATGCGGAAAGCTAAGCGTGGCTATAAAAAACATTTATTATTGGTTGGGTTAGAGAGCGAATTGAGGGCAAGTGAGCGCGGTCTAGGAGAAAACACATTTTTTGGAGAGTGATGATTAACCGCGCTCTTGGTTATTATAGTTTATTGTCTCTCTCTTGTATTGCTTTTAATGTGTTTATCTTATCTA